GTTTATGTGGCGTTTACTAATATTAGTGATCTTGTGCCTGATGGTTTTACTGGTCATGGTGCGTTGTCCACTGATACTGAGCGTGATGAACTTCTGACATTGCTGGATAAGGTGTCTGCTGCCAATAATGGTGTGAAGCCTATTATTGTTGGTACTGGTGCGGCTTTGCGTAAGTTGCAGAAGAATATTGATGAGAATTGGATTCCTGAGTCTGCCAAGGAAGAGCGTAAGCGCAACGGCGTGATTTCCAGTTGGGAGGGTTATGATCTGATGCCTATTCCGCAGGTGTTCAAACAGGGTACATTTGACTTTGCTCTGTCCAGCACTCGTTTGATTCTGCTGGCGAATAACGCAAAGCCTATTAAGTTCGTGTATGAGGGTGATTCTCGTCTGAAGGAGATTACTGACAATCGTGAGAACATGGATATGACTCTTGAGGGTCAGATTCAGGTTAAGGCTGGTCTTGCTGTTATTTATGGCGGGATTGTTGGCGATTGGGAGTTGGCCTAATTTAATAATAAAAATAAAATTTGGGAGGCGTTTAAATGGCACAGGATATTGAGAATAAGGTGAAAACCGAGACTCCTGATGGAGCGGCTTCAAAGAAGGCCGCTCCTGCCACTTCTACCACTTTGAACGATGATACAAAGGTTTCTGTCAAGTCGCTTGCTCCTGCGGTGTATTATACTTGTACAACGACTTTTGAGAGTTTTGCTTGGGTGGAAGTCGGTGATGTTCAGGAGATGACTTACAAGCAACTTAGGATGATGAAAGCTAAACATCCAAGGTATTTTAGCGATAAGTGGCTGTTGCCTATGGATAAGAATGTTGTAAAGAAGTTAGGGCTTGATAATGTCTATTCAAACAGCATGAATCGTGGTGATATGCGGAAACTGTATGGGTCTGATGTGAAAGAGGTTGATGAACTGCTTTCCGGGTTGAGCAATGAGGCTAAGACTGGATTGGTTCATAATGTTGAGGATGCGGTGAAGAATGGTAAAATTGAGAATGTAAAGATCATTCGTTGCCTTGAAAAGCATTTAGGTGTTGAGTTAATGCAGTATGTGTAATGGGAGGTGAGCCATGAAAGGTACACCTTTTACAGTCCTTTATGAAAGTGTTCTATCGAAAATTAAAGATTATGACTTCTTAAATCTGGAAGAAACTGATATTTATGAGGTTCTTTCAGATTATTTGCGTCCAGCGATTGCAGCCTTTAGGGGTTGTAAACAGGATTTAAGTAAAAGGAACAAAAGGAAGTTTGAAGTCACGTTGACGGATACTGAAATTGAAATATTGGCTAATTACATGGTAATTGCTTATCTTGACAGTAACTATATTCGTGTTCCTCTTGCACTTAAACAGACGCTTTCAAGTAAGGACTTCAATGCTTTTTCGCCAGCAAACCAATTAGAAAAAATGGTGGCTATGCGTGAAATGTATCGAAAAGATAACGAAACCTTATTGTCTCGTTATCGTTGGATTAAACAAGATATGTAAGGAGGTGATTGTCTGTGGGAGGTTATCAGAATTTTCTTCGTAGAATGAACGCTGGTGGTAATACTATGCGAAATGAGCAAATTGAAAACTCGTTGCACTTGGTACGACATACTTTCGCAGACGATCCTTCTTATATTCCAGATGGGGTACAAGTCTGGAATAGTGAACGAATTTTGCATCCAAGGATTTATCAGGAAACATATCGTTCAACTTCTCCTGAACAGGCACAAATTCAAACGATGATACATGAGCCTATTTATAAGGGTGATGTAATTCCTTGGCCTGAACATGGTTATTGGATGTGCCTTGAGGCTAACAATTTACATGGTATTCAGTTTGAGGGGACTTTACGATTCTGCAATCACTATATAAAATTCTACTCTCCGCTGAATCATGAGATTGTTGAATACCCTGTAAGCATTTTGAACTCTACACAGTATGGCAGCGGCGAAACTGAGCGTTATGATGATGAATTGAAAATGACGGTTGGTACAACGCAGATGCTTATGTACATTACATATGATAAGCATACTATTTTGATTGATAATGGTGTTAGGTTTTTGGTTGACCGTAATCAAGTCAATCCTACAGCATACGTTGTCAAACAGGCTGACACTGTATCATATTCAGATGCTAACGAGCATGGATTTATTGCGTTCACTTTGTATGAAGATCAGTTTAATCCGAAAGTTGACAACAAAGAATTGATGATTGCAGATTATGTTCCTGATCCCGTTGGAACAGGTGCAGAGTTAGAGACAAAGACCGATATGTGGATTTGAGGTGAAATGATATGGCTTTATGCAAAGAATTGACTGAGTACAGAAGCAAGATTATGAAATTGCTTTGCAGCGATCAGGAAATTGTAGACCTGATAACTGATACGCCTAATTCTGCAATTCCAGATCGGTCTTTGATGTACAAAAATATTTTTCCATATGCTTATACTCCTGATGTAACGAAAGATACAAATAACTACATTTGTTTTAGGATTTATATTCCAGAAGTACAAAACAAAACATTTAAAACCGTAAATATTGTTTTCTATATTTTTTGTCATCAAGATAATATCCGTACCAGTAATGGGCTGCGGCCTGACTTAATTGGAGAAAGATTAGAAACATTGTTTAATGGTTCAATGGATTTGGGAGTTGGTCGAATGAAGTTGTATGGGATGGACGATATTAGTCCTTCTTCAACCTTTCATGGTATTGCTCTGGAATATACGGTGTCGGAGTTTAATCGTCCGACAATCAATGGTGATCTGAGGTCTGGTGCTAAGTAATGGTACAGAAACCTAATTTACTTCGTATCAGTGATTATGAGATAAATGATAAAATCGCAGTTCATGTACCAACCGTGAATGAGATTTTTGACTTTGGAGATCAGAAGTATTATAGCATTGTGCAAACATTGATAGCTACGCCATTTGATTTAATTGTAGAGTTAGATGATATAGGGATTGATTATGAGTCAATTACTAATTATCAGTTATTTCTTTTGATGATGGAGTCTATTGCGGCAAATGAGGAAAATACAGAAATCCTATTTGGCAATTTGGATTTGAAAAATTTCAAAGCTGCCAAAAACACAAAAAATGGCGAACGTGTATTTTATGATCCTACGAATGATATTGTGATTGACCAAATGATTGCGCTGGAGATATGTAATGCAATTCGCAAAATACATTTTTGGGAAGCACCTCTTGGACAGGCTGGTAATAATGAGGCGAAAAGGTATCTGATTGAACGCAAACGACTAAAAAAACAACGACTTGCAAAGAAACCATATAAATCTTTTCTGGAGGGTATCATTATTTCTTTGGTGAATACTGAGGAATTTAAGTATAACTATGATACTGTGATGGATTTGAGCATATACAAACTAAATGCGAGTTGGCGACAAATTCAGAAGAAAAAGCATTGGGAACAAACAATGAACGGTGCTTATTTTGGTACAGTAGATTTGAATAAAATTGATCTCGAAAAATTAAGTTGGCTGTCACCAGATTAATGTCTGGTGTTTTTTATTATAAAAAATAAAGGAGGACGATAATATGTCTGTTAATGTTAATGACCTGTCTATTACAAGTCTTGAGACTATTATGGCTTTCGGTATCAACGGTGGCACTCATCGGTTTACTTTGGATGAATTGCAGAACGCTACTATTGCCAATAGTCAGGACAATACTGCTTTGACTGGTAAGGGTGGTCGTACTATTGGTCAGTTAAAGCGTAATAAATCTGTTACTGTGTCTGGTACAAATGGTATGGTGTCTATGGGTCTGGTAGAAGTTGAGGTTGGCTCTGCTGGTGAACACAAGACTTCTACTCCTGTTAAGATTCCTGATTATCTGACTGTGAATAGTAACAAGGCTACTACCAGTTTTAAGGCCGTTGGTACTGCTGGTAATGAGATTCAGGAAGTTATTGTGAAGAATGCTGATAGCACTATCAATAAGCGTCTGACTCAGGATGCGACTGCTGCTACTGGTAAGTTTGCTTACGATCCTACTACTAAGGAATTGACTTTTGCCGAAGGTGAAATTACTGATGGCACTTCTATCGTTGTGTATTATGTTCGCAACGTTGAGGGCGACGTTGTTTCTAATATCTCTGATAATTATTCTGAGACAGTTGAGATGTATGTAGACGCTCTGGCTGAAGATAAGTGTCACAACATTTATCACGTCCAGTTCTATATTCCTTATGCTGACTTTACTGGCTCCTTTGATCTTGCTATGGGCGATAGCCAGACTACTCATGGGTTTGAGGCTACCAGCTTGGCTTCTGCTTGCACCAATGGCGGCACTAAGTTCTGGGATATGACCGTGTTCGGTGAGCAGGAGGACGCTGCGTAATTTGATTTGTGAGGTGATTTAACATGGCGGCACGTACCATTCCATGTAGAGTGTGTGGCAAAATGTTCGTCCCTTGTAATAAACCAAGTGCTGTGATTGGTGCTTTTAATTATCATAGTCTTGCGTGTAGTCCTGAGTGCGGCGCAGAATACTTGCGCCGTGTTCAGGCCGCAAGGCAGGAGTTCGCTGTCGAGAAAGCCCCGGACGCAATAGTGTCTACGGATGAAGCAAAGGCAGAGGATGAGACTGTGAAAGAGACACCAAAGCGCACACGTGGCAAAAGACGTGAGGCAAACATTATTGAAGATGCCATGAATATTGACAAGCAAACTGTCGAGGATGTTTTAAAAACAGAAAATTAAAAATGTGGGAGGGTGAGTATAATCCCCTCCTTCATTTACTCTTATGGAGGAATGAGATGACTTTAAATTTGGTATCGGAAATTCCCCCATCTGTAAATCATTATTTGGCATATCGTGCAATTATACGAAATGGTAAGCCACTGGCTATGAGTTATAAAACGCCAGAAGCTACACGGTATCAAACAAGATTCGCAAGGTATGTTACTAAGCAAGTAAAAGAACAAGGATGGAATTTAACTCCGAATAAAACACAACACTTTTATGTAGATTGTATTTTCTATTTCCCACGGGTTGATATGGATTGCAATAACTATTTTAAATGTATGCTCGATGCTATTACAGATAGTGGAAAGATTTGGGTTGATGATAATGTTGTTTGCGAACGTGTAAATGGCATTTATTATGATGCAGAAAATCCAAGAGTAGAAATACAAATTACGCCAGTTGACTACATAGGTATATTTAAGGATATATCTCAATTAGAAAAATTTGAATCTAATTGCATCGGTTGTAATAGATACAAACGAAATTGTAGTATTTTGCAAAGAGCAAAAGATGGAAAGATTCAGAACGAAATTCAGAATTTTACTTGTTGCAAATTTAAATCGAAATTAAAGGAGAATTGATATGGGAAAAATTACAAAGAAGTCTATTAATGCGCTGATGGATGTTTATAAGCGTAATTCTACTGATACAGTATTAAAAATGACTGATCCACAGGATGATAGTAAAGTCATTATGGAAATTGTTCTCAAAACGTCTTTAACAATTCCTGAAAAGGGTATGTTTGTGGATCGTGTTGTAATTCCTTGTTTTGATGTTGAAGGTGATTTTATGCCACAGTATCTCGATCCGCTGTTTATGATTACATTGCTCCAGATGACAACTAATGTACCGCCCATTGAAGATGTAATTCCTATCGTAGATGAAGCTGGTAATGAAACTGGCGAAAAGACTACGATCATTAATATTGAAAAGACATATGAACTTTGTAAAGCAATCAATCTTGTGAAAAATGCTACAGATGTAAAGTATCAGGCTTTGATTGCTGAGTTGCGTCAGATGGTAGCGGATAAGTTGGCCTATGTTAAGGATATTAATGCAAGAAAAGAATCTAACTCTTTGGCAATTTTAAGGCCATTGCTTGATGTTGTTGCAAATGCAACAACAAATACAAATTTAATGGAAACATTAACACAGCTTGCAAATGCAATGGGCGTTTCTGAAGGCGAAACAGGTGATAATGTAATTCCGCTCTTAGATAGGAAATAATCATGTCATTAGACAAGATTATAAAAAAT